AAAAGTTTACAAAATCGACATTTGAAGAATCATTAAGAGATATTTTTCCATTATTACAGAAAGTAAATGAAGAAGAATTGGAAAATCGTAGACTCAATCAAGTAGATAGAGTTAAAGAAATAATTTCGGCAAGAACAAAAAAGACTGATGAAATAATCAATGTGATATCTTTTGGTGGACCAAAAGATGGATACGACTACGAGCAGATTAAGAAGCAATATGCTGAACCTCGTACACCGGAAGAAGCGGCTCAAAAGAAAATTGATATGATAGCAATGACATTTGATGATTTAGCGGACAGAGTTGATGTAGATACATTAGATGACAAAAAAACGAAAAAGAAAGGGCACGACAGAGCGGCAGAATTGTCATTCTTCTTGACTGATATTGCTAATGATATTCGCAAGACTCCAGCAGGCGTTGATAAAGAAAGAATAAAAGTCGCTGGTCATTTATTGAAAATGTCTAAAGTAAAGATAGAAAAACAGACAAAAACAGCAGATGAAAATTGGGATGTGATGGTTGAACAAGCATTTTCAAAGTTTGACTCAGATAGAGTTCTGATTCAGGAAGAAAATACAAAAAATATGTCATTTTCTAGTTGACAAACACACATCAATTGTGTTATAATAAAAGGGAGTTAAGTGCTTCCTTTTTTATTGTTTAAATTATTTTCACAACAATCTTGAAGTTAAAAAAACATTCAAAAAGTAGCATTTAACTCTTGACTTTTGCAAAAAAGATAAGTATAATGGTATCATGCTTAAAAAATATATGATACGTTTAGGCTAATATAACTAATATACAACAAAACTAATAAAGGCTAATATAGGAGAATATAATGGCTACACTAGCAGAAATCCGTGCGAAATTACTCGCACAAGACAATAAGGCATCAGAAAACTCACAAGCAAATCGAGGCTCAGATGCAGTATATCCTTTCTGGAATATGGATAATGACAATACAGCAGTATTGAGATTCCTTCCAGATGGAGACCCCACTAACACATTCTTTTGGAAAGAACGTCAAGTTGTTAAACTTCCGTTTCCAGGTGTTAAAGGCGGCGATGAAGCAAAACGAGTAATCGTTCAAGTTCCTTGCGTTGAAATGTGGGGAGAACCATGCCCAATTCACGCAGAGATTCGTCCTTGGTTCAAAGATCCAGCGATGGAAGATTTAGGTCGCACATACTGGAAGAAACGTTCTTACGTTTTTCAAGGATTAATTGTTACCGATCCAATCGGTGGTGAAAAACCAGAAAATCCAGTACGTAGATTTATCATTGGACCACAAATCTTCAAGTTATTGAAGGCGGCTCTAATGGACCCAGATATGGATAATCTACCAACAGATTATGAACAAGGTACTGACTTCCGTCTTACTAAGACAACAAAAGGTCAATATGCTGATTATTCAACTTCAAGTTGGTCACGCAAAGAACGTTCATTAAATGAAGAAGAACGTGCGGTAATTGAAACGCATGGTCTTTTTAATTTAAATGAGTTCATGCCAAAACGTCCAACAGAAGATGATATGAAAGTAATCACAGAAATGTTTGAAGCATCTGTTGATGGTGAATTATATGATCCTGCACGTTGGGGACAATATTATAAACCTTACGGTTTAGATGTTCCTGCAGGAACTTCAACAACTAAAACTGCAACTCCAACTACTCCTAAAGTAGAAGAAGTTAAAGTAGAGGCAACAAAGGAAGAGACAGTAGCACCAGCAACTGCAACTCCTACACCGTCATCTGCGACAGTAACAGTAACCTCTGATGCACCGAAGGCCGATGCGGCAGATATCTTAGCAATGATTCGTAGTAGAAAAACTGACTAAGAACCAATATGAGTGTGGGGAGCAATTCCCACACTTTTATAACACATTAGGAGAAATACATGGCAAGAGCCTTTGATGCGAGTAAATTTCGCAAAAGTATAACGAAATCTGTTCCTGGTATGAGTGTTGGTTTTAGAGACCCAGATACTTGGATATCAACAGGAAATTATACATTAAACAAACTTATCAGTGGAGACTTTAATAAAGGTGTACCACTAGGCAAAGTAACAGTATTTGCTGGCGAGAGTGGAGCAGGAAAATCATTTGTTGCCGCAGGTAACATTGTAAAAAACGCACAAGACCAAGACATATTTGTAGTACTAATCGATAGTGAAAATGCACTTGATGAAAAGTGGTTACATGCACTAGAGGTAGATACTACACCAGAAAAATTATTAAAATTGAGTGTATCAATGATTGATGATGTTGCTAAAATCATCTCAGACTTTATGAAAGGGTACAGAGAAGACTATGGAGACACACCAGACGCAGAACGTCCAAAAGTTTTGTTTGTGATTGATAGTCTAGGAATGATGATGACCCCAACCGATGTTGACCAGTTTAATAGAGGTGATATGAAAGGTGATATGGGTCGTAAGCCAAAAGCATTAGCATCATTAGTACGCAATAGTGTCAATTTGTTTGGACAATATAATGTAGGATTAGTTGCTACGAATCACACATATGCATCGCAAGATATGTTTGACCCAGATGATAAAATCTCAGGTGGTCAAGGATTTATCTATGCATCTAGTATTGTAGTAGCAATGAAGAAACTTAAGTTAAAAGTAGATGCTGACGGAAATAAAACTAGTCAAGTACATGGTATCAGAGCGGCATGTAAAGTAATGAAAACTCGTTACTCAAAACCATTTGAAAGTGTACAAGTTGAGATTCCTTATGAAACAGGAATGAACCCATATAGTGGATTAGTTGAATTTTTTGAGGCAAAAGGGTTACTAGTAAAACAAGGTAACCGATTGAAATATATAACAAAATCAAGCGAAGAGATGATAGAATTTCGTAAGAATTGGACATCAGAAAAACTTGATATTGTTATGAGTGAGTGGAATGATGAAAATCTAGACGATGAAAAACACGAGTTAGAGCAACATGAGTCTGAGGGATAAAATATATAGAAATATATAGCAATATATATAAATACATTGCTTACACATATTAAGATATACTAAGAGGAGACTTTTTTTGGAATCAGAATCACTTTACGAATTATGGGAAACTTTAAAAAGTTATATTCCCGCTAAAGATAGAATAGAAGCAGGTGAAATGTTTATTAAACAATGTGACGACTTAGGAATGAGTACCGAAGAAATTGGAGAATTGATTGACGGTGATGAAGTCTTAGAAGTCGCATTGAATAGATTTTTTGATGAAGAAGATGATTATGATGATTGGGACTAATGAATTGGTATAGCAACATAGTAAAAGACTGGAGTGAAATACCCAACTTTATTCAATTTTTTGAAAAAGAACTCACGGACGCAAGAAAAGAAGTAAAGATACATGGAAACATTGAGATGAATTCTACTCGACTTCCTGCATATGTTGAATTACGTTTCGGTCAATTACAAGAGATAGAAGCAATATTAGAACATTTAAATATTCAATTACGCAGAAAGAGAAGTCAATATTTAAGAAAATATTTAGAGAATTATAACAAAGTTTTAAGTAGCAGAGATGCTGAGAAGTACGCAGACGGCGAAGATGAAATTGTTGCAATTGGGGAATTGATAAATCAAGTAGCACTTATAAGAAATCAGTACCTAGGAATAACAAAAGGATTCGAAATTAAACACTTCCAACTGACAAACATTATCAAGTTACGTGTGGCAGGAATGGAAGACTCAGAGATTAACACATTTTAGGGTAGAGAAAAAAATGGCTAGTATTCAAATAGTTAAACGAAATGGAGAAAAAGAAGACTTAGATTTAGAAAAAATGCACAAAGTTGTTTTTCAGGCATGTAACAGTATTAATAATGTGTCTGCTAGTGAAATTGAATTAAAATCACATATTCAATTTTACAATGGAATGACAACTAGTGAAATTCAAGAAACATTAATCAAAGCGGCAGCCGAATTAATAACAGAAGAGTTACCAAACTATCAATGGGTTGCTGGAAACCTAATCAATTATCACATTAGAAAAGAAGTATATGGCGCTTTCAAACCATGTCATCTTTTAGAGTTAGTTAATAAGAATGTTGAATCTGGATTTTATGATGAATCATTACTAACTGACTATACAGTAAATGAATGGGAAAAGATTAATGGTTTTATCAAACATGATAGAGATTTTGACATCACTTATGTTGGAATGGAACAGTTCCGTGGAAAATATTTAGTTCAGAATAGAGTTACAAAACAACTTTATGAAACACCACAAATGTCGTATGTGTTAATTGCGGCAACATTATTCAGTGAATATCCAAAAGAAGAAAGATTAAAATGGGTCAAAGATTACTATGACGCAATTAGTACTTTTGATATCTCATTACCGACTCCTGTTATGGCAGGTGTTCGTACTCCACAAAGACAATTTAGTAGTTGTGTATTGATTGAAACAGATGATTCGTTAGACTCAATTAATGCTACGACTAGTGCTATCGTTAAGTATGTTTCTCAAAAAGCGGGAATTGGCATCGGTGCAGGAAGCATTCGTGCTATTAATTCACCAATCAGAAATGGCGATGCTAGTCATACAGGTGTAGTTCCTTTTTATAAAATGTTTCAAGCAGGAGTAAAATCATGTTCACAAGGTGGTGTTCGTGGCGGTGCGGCTACATTATATTATCCAATTTGGCACTATGAAGTAGAAGATTTACTTGTATTGAAGAACAATAAAGGTACAACAGATAATCGTGTTCGACATATAGATTATGGAGTTCAATTCAATAAACTTATGTATGAACGTCTAATGTCAGGTGACAATATTACATTGTTCTCACCACATGATGTTCCTGAGTTATATGATGCATTCTTTAATGACCAAGATAAGTTTCGTGAACTTTATGAAATGGCAGAACGCAAAACATCTATTCGTAAGAAAACAGTATCTGCCCTTGACCTATTTTCGTCATTTATGACTGAACGCAAGAACACTGGTCGCATCTATTTGATGAATGTTGACCATGCTAATGACCATAGTTCTTTTGATTCAAAAGTGGCACCCATTAAACAAAGTAATCTATGTTGTGAAATTACTCTTCCAACTAAGCCACTGAATAGTATAGTAGATGAAGAGGGCGAAATTGCTCTCTGTACACTAAGTGCTATTAATTGGGGTAATATAAGAACACCAGAAGAATTTGAGAAACCATGCGAGTTAGCAGTTAGAGGACTTGATGCATTATTGAGTTATCAGAACTATCCATTAATCTCAGCCGAGTTAGCAACGATTAATAGGAGACCTTTAGGTGTAGGCATTATTAATTTTGCGTATTGGTTAGCAAAAAATGATATGACTTATACTGATGCTAACTTAGAGTTAGTTGACGAATGGGCAGAAGCATGGAGTTATTATCTCATTAAAGCATCAAATCAATTAGCCCAAGAGCGAGGACCTTGTCCTAAAACAGATGAAACAAAATATGGGCATGGTATTGTGCCAATTGATACTCGTAAAGTAGAAGTTGACGAACTTGTTGCTCATAAAGAGAGAATGGATTGGAAATCTCTTAGAGAAGACCTTAAAGAATATGGAATAAGAAATTCAACTCTTATGGCTCTTATGCCCGCAGAAACATCTGCACAGATTTCAAATTCTACAAATGGTATTGAACCACCAAGAAGTTACGTGTCAGTGAAACAATCAAAGCATGGAGTATTGAAACAAGTTGTTCCTGGTATTCATAAGTTGAAGAACAAATATGAACTACTATGGGACCAAGAATCTCCAGAAGGTTATTTGAAAATTATGGCAGTATTACAAAAATATATAGACCAAGGTATATCAGTGAACACAAGTTATAATCCTGTATTCTTTGAAGATGAAAAGATACCAATGAGTGTAATGTTACAACATCTTATTATGTTCTACAAATATGGCGGAAAGCAGTTGTATTACTTTAACACATTTGATGGACAAGGTGAAATGGATGTTGGCTTCAATACAATGGACAAGAACGAAGAAGTACCGACAGGTTCTCTAATAGATGATGAAGACTGCGATAGTTGTACAATATAAAAGACTTGTATATATTATTAAAATAATGTATAATAGATATTAATGAATATTGAAAGGAAACAAAATGCCGTTTGACCAGAAAATAACTAGAAAAGATTTTGACGAGATAGTTCACGGAAGTGGACTTGTCGTAGATATCGATGTTGCTTGGAATGATGCAAAAGAGCATATCTTGGTTTCGGCTGACTCTAATATTAAGTATAGCCCCACTAATAAGGCTCTAGGGTTATTTGAAAAGTGGTACAAGTCAGTTAAGCAAGGTAATCCAGATTACAATGGAGTGTATGGCGACCCATATTACATTACTGATGTATGGGCTTGTTGGAAAATGTACTCTAGGGATAGTGTAAAAGCACTTGCTAGACCAAAAATGATTAACGAAATTAGTGTCATAGAGCATATGACAAATCATATAGGTGAAATAAAAACAGTAGTAGATGCTGGTTGTGGTATTGCTTATACAACAGGCCAACTTAAAGAAATGTTTCCAGATGCAAAAGTTACAGGAACTAATTTGCAAGGAACTTGGCAATATGGCTTTGGTAAGAAATTAGGTTTGTCTCATGGCTTTGACATGGAACCAGAAATCACTACACTAAAAGATGTTGATTTGATATTTGCTTCCGAATACTTTGAGCATTTCTATGAACCGATTGCTCATTTAAAAGATATTTTGGATAATTGTAATCCTAAGTTTTTAGTTTGTGCAAACGGATTTACTGGTGATGCAATTGGTCATTTTGATTTTTATAGAGTTGATGATGATTTAGAAGAATCTGATAAACAATGGAATCTATTTTCTCAAAAAGGTGAACCTAAAGGGAATATTCAAACTGATAAAGAAACAAGTAAGAGATTTGGTAAATATCTAAAAAGCAGAGGATATACAAAATTAGATACTAACATTTTTAATAGTAGACCAAATATATGGCAAAAAGGTCCAGTTAATAAGCCAGCAAGTGAAAATTTTGAGGAACTTTTTGATTAATGAATAATAGATTTTATAACGATGAAGCAGAGATTACTTGTACAGACAATGACAATGTTGTTACTGCTGAAGTTGATGATTTCAGATTAGAAGACTCGTTAAATGCATTTGTTGCCACTAATAAAATTCATATGAAATGGAACGGTAGTGTATATGTAGGCAATGCATTTGGTATGGAATTTACTACTAAAGGTCCAAAATACTTAGGAAAAAAATGAAATGACAGTTCTTAATGCAAAAAATAAACAAGACCATACAAAGTCAAAAGCATTCTTGGACCCGTCTGGTGGCGTAGCAATTCAACGTTTTGATACATTAAAGTATAAACAGTTTGACAAATTGACTGAGAAACAATTAGGTTTCTTTTGGAGACCAGAAGAAGTAGACATTCATAAAGATGCTAACGATTTCAAACTTCTCACAGAACATGAACGACATATTTTCACATCAAATCTAAAACGTCAAATCTTATTAGATAGTGTACAAGGACGTGCCCCTAGCGAAGCATTTGGACCACTTATTAGTCTTCCAGAACTAGAAGCATGGACAACAACGTGGACATTTAGTGAAACAATACATTCACGTAGTTATACACATATTATTCGTAATGTGTATGCTAATCCTAGTGAAGTCTTTGATGATATTATGGATATTAAAGAGATTGTAGATTGTGCTGGTGATATCAGTAGAAACTATGACGAACTGATTGACCTTACATTAAAGTATCAATTACTGGGTAAGGGAAATCATACAGTTAATGGTAAAAAAGTTGAAGTTGATTTGTATGAAATTAAAAAATCACTCTATAAGACTCTTATGAGTGTAAATATTTTAGAAGGTGTACGTTTTTATGTTTCATTTGCGTGTAGTTGGGCATTTGCTGAACTTAAGAAGATGGAAGGCAATGCTAAACTTATTAAGTTAATTGCACGTGATGAAAATTTACATTTAGCATTTACGCAGTCACTTCTAAAACTTCTTCCAAAAGATGATAAAGATTATAAAAAAATTGCAAAAGAAACAGAAGAAGAATGTATTCAGATGTTTATAGATGCAGTTGAACAAGAAAAAGCATGGGCTGATTATCTATTTAAAGATGGTTCAATGATTGGTCTTAATGCACAGTTACTACATGATTATATTGAATGGATTTGTTGTAAACGTATGATTGCCGTTAATTTAAAATGTCCTTATACAACACCACAAATGAATCCTCTACCTTGGACACAAAAGTGGATTGCAGGCGCAGAAGTACAAGTAGCACCTCAAGAAACAGAAATAACCTCTTATATTACTGGCGGAGTAAAGCAAGATGTGTCAGAAGATACATTTAACCATTTAACACTATGATTGAATTAGATAAGATTGGTACCGTAGATTACGAAGTAAAAGATTTTGTTGCGTTGACACCACATAATGATGCACATTTTTGTTTGGTGCCTAGAAACGTTGACCAGAAAAGTATTTTAAAATTACAAAAGATTATGATGGATATTGGTAATGCTAACATATCAAATGGAGTGTGTAAGCAGTATAAGACGATAATGAAGTTCGTCAACGACCATCCAATCGTAGAAATCCATTTAACACAGGAGAAAGACATGACAACAATGGGATTAGAGTTTCAAGAATGGGTACAAAGTACCTGGATGGAGCATTTAGATGAGAAATTGATGTGGAGAGAGAAAGTAGATTACACTCAAGCCGATTGGCTTAAGAAGAATTTAGAGTTCTTAACTGATAAATTTCAGAAAACAGTTAGAAATAAAAAATGAAAATAGTACTTGCTACGGGTGGATTTGATCCACTTCATTCGGGACATATTGAATTTCTTAATTCTGCGGCAAAGTTAGGTGGTATGCTTCTTGTAGGTTTAAACTCTGATGAATGGTTAGAACGTAAAAAAGGCAAAGCATTTATGCCTTGGAACGAACGTCTTAAGATTTTAAATAATCTACAGATGGTCGATGAAGTATTTACGTTTGTAGATGACGATGATTCTGCTATAAATTTTATAAAACAGGCCAAGGCACATTATCCAAAAGATAAACTAATTTTTGTTAACGGTGGAGACAGAACAGCAGATAATATTCCAGAAATGATATTTGATGATGTTAAATTTGTATTTGGTGTTGGCGGTGAAGATAAAAAGAACTCAAGCAGTTGGATATTAGAAGAATGGAAAGCACCTAAAACTATTCGTAATTGGGGATATTATAGAATATTACACGAAGATGGTATGGGTGGTAATCTTAAGACTAAAGTAAAAGAACTCACATTAGACCCAGGAAAGTCTATATCGTTACAACGTCATAAATTCAGACGTGAGTATTGGGTAGTTACATCTGGTATAGCCACTGTAGAAATAGAAGGTCAACCTAGAACATTAGGTATACACGAGGATGTAGAGATACCTATAGGATGGTGGCATAGACTAAGTAATAAATCAACAATGCCTTTGCGAATCGTAGAGATTCAAACAGGAATGAAGTGTGATGAAGAGGACATAGAACGTGCGCCTCATAAAGAAGACCATGATTTTCGAGTATAACTAAGGAGAACAATATGGAAGATAAAAATACAGACCGTCCTAGAATATATGAACGCAATCCAGATACAGGCGTGACTCGTTGGAGATACATGGATGAAAGTTTAAAAGATTATAACTGGCCCGATTATGGGAATATAACTAAGGAGAATAATATGCAAGGAACTACAACAGAAAGAGTATATGACAGCAAGAATTCAATGAATTTATTGGGCTTATCAGAAACAGAGATAGCACAATTAATCGAGTCATTGGCTACAAATCCAAGTATCAAAGCAGACGAAAAAGAGTCAACATTAAATTGGATGCGTGAACAATTTTCTGAACAGAAAATTGGCGGAGCATGGAAACGTAGAATTAGAGAGAAAGGCTATGTTATATGATAAAAAGTCTGAGAGTGCCCTTACTTGCTTTGAGTATGATGCTTTTAATGGGTGCGTCTTCAGATAATCGTTCTGATTTTTTAGTTAAATCTCCGTCAGAGTTTACTTTGACACATGAATTATTAGATAAGAACACAGCGATATTTGTTTTAGGCGGAATTGATTATTACGTTGAGAACTGTACCGAATTAACTCCACTCGGAGTTGAATATAGAAATTATATTATTTCCTATCACGATATTAATGTAGGTTTACTATCTATTACTCCTCTATATATTGAAGGTGCGTTTGCGATTTCTATGTTCACCTGTAATGAAATGTACGAAATGGTGACTACATTAGATAGTAATAATCTTGTAATGAAGCCAAAGGACTATTAAACTAAATATTAATATGACAAATTATCCTTCAAAAACTTGGTGTACATATCCATTTTCGTCCTTAGTGTTACATAATAGTGGCACATATGGCCCATGTTGTACTGCTACTGAAATGGTGAGTACTGATTTACATGGCGATGAAATTGTTTTTAAAATGCATGACCCAAGTGATACGAGACAGTTCAAACCCTATAGTATGACCGCGAGTGAGGCACTTAATAGTGAATTTATGAAAGACATTCGTCAGCAAATGATGAACGGTAAAAAACCAACTGCGTGTAGTCGTTGTTGGCATGATGAAAGTATTGGAGTGAAAAGCAAACGTCAAGGCATGAATGAATTTTATTTAGATTCACATAGTTCAGGAGTTCGTGATGGTGGATTTGATTATGATGTCGATGAAATGGTTAAAAATCCACAGATACGTTCATTAGATTTAAAGTTTGATAATAAATGTAATTTACATTGTTTAATGTGTAGTAGTGGTAGCAGTGATATGTGGGTTCCGTTAGATAACAAAATGCATAAGTATCTTGCTTTACAAAATGTAAGTGAAGAAAAAGATTTAGATTTATATATTGATGATTCACATCGTCAATCATGGGTACCGGAAGAATTTCCTGAATCATTATTTGAAGAAATTAAATCATTAGTTCCACAATTACAAGAAATACAATGTACTGGCGGCGAACCTTTTATAAATTCACATTTTATTGAATTGTTGAAATATATAATTGAAACTGGTCACGCAGAACATATATCATTAGAAGTTACTACAAATGGTACTAAATTTGTCACTGAGGTTATGGAGTTATTAACACATTTTCGACACATACGATTTTTGATAAGTGTAGATGGTACCAAAGGTACATATGACTATATTAGGACACCTTATCGTTATGATTTATTATTGAAACGATTGAAAACATTGGATGAATATTTCGTATCAGAAAGAATTAAAGGTTGGGCTGAGATTAGTGCAGTAGCAATGTCGTATAATATGTTTGATTATCAAAACTTATCTACAATTATTGAAGATATGGAATATGAACATTTTGAAGTTGAGGGTAATGTAAACTTTTTTATGCATAATATGGATAATCCTTTACATATTAAATGGTTGCCTGATGAATTAATAAACGAAGCAATAGATTATTATAAATCTATGCCAACAGCACAAGAAGAACATTTGAAACTAGTCATTTCACACTTTGAAGGATATGTAAAGAATAATCAGGTTGACAAAGAAACAAAATTACATAATCAACGCCGAATGAAAAATTATACAGTATTAATGGATAAAATGCTCGATAGAGATTACCATGATTATCTTGATTCTCGTCTATGTAAATTTTTAGATACTGTTGATTGTGATGTTAAATGAGATAAATATGTATATAATTTGACATTTTTATATCTTTATGCTAAAATGAACTTAGAAGTTTTAATAAAAAAAGGAGTAATAGATGATAGAGTTAACTGATACATTTTACATGATATGGATTGCATGTGGAGTATGTATGTTTCTTTCTTATTTTATAGGTAAAACTGCAGGATATAAAAAGATGCATTTACAGATAGCAACTTCATTAATTGATATAGAATTAGAACGTGCAAAAGTTCAGATAATGAAAGCCGAGATATCAAAAGTTCAAGATGAGTTAACACAAACAATCGAAGATAACAAGTAGATTATGAGTTTAGCAAGACAAAGAAATCTAAGACTTCAATCGAGTCGCATTATGAGAAATCTCCAGATGCGGAGACGAGTATCGATGAAACAGAAGACAAAAAAGAAGATTCAAGAGCAGGAAGACAGCGTTGACTCAGCCGAGATGAAAAGAGATTCTATTAAATCCTAGATTATGGAGGTCAGATTGGAACAAATAACACAATTAAAAGTAGGAACAGTAATTCAACATAAGCACACTCATAGACTGGCAAAAATTACTGATGCTTATCAACCACCTGATAATCCCGCGGTCATATCTGTAACATATAAGTATGTAGATACAGACCAAGGACGCACAATAATAGATAGTACAATTGAAAGATTTAGTGAAAAATGGGACATACTAGACACTAAACCGAAGTCAAATAAACGGATTCCCGTTTAAATACCCCAAAATCCCCTTAAAAATTCAAAAAAAAGTTAAATCCCTTATGGTATAAGGGTTGTAGCCGCGTCTAAAACTTGACAGATCCTTGATTAATGCTATAATAGTAGTATATTTAATAAAAAGAGAGGTCAAAAAATGTTAATAAACGCAGAAGAATTAAAAAATATCATTAACGAAGCAAAAACAGCCGCAAATAAGGCATCTAGGGAATATTTAGATGTAAACCTTAAAGGCGAAGACAATTATCCTTGTGGATTTGCTTGGGTTAATATTTATGGTGTTAAAGGTAACACTAAACAAGGTAAAGCATTCAAAGCCGCTGGACTTGAAAAAGATTATAGCGGTGCATATAGCATTTGGAATCCAGGTAATGTCAATGTACAAAATGTTGATGTTAAAGAAGCAGGTGCCGAAGCGGCGGCTGACGTTTTTAAATCATACGGTTTTAAAGCATATTCTGGTTCGAGGTTAGACTAATTTTAATTAAAAAAGGAATAAAAATGAAAATTTACGCTGATTATTCAATGGAAGACCAGAAACTATTACGAAAGTATATTAGTCCTGGATTCGAGTATAGTACTTTTAAAGGTATTCCGATGTCTTTGTTTAAAAAAGTAACGAGAATGTTACCTAAAAAAGATAGACGAATTAAATTCAGAGGTCCTTCATCTGCTACATTCAAAAGGTCCCCATATAATACAATAAAATCTGAGGCGACATCGTTTGCAGTTTATTATGACAACGATGTTATTTTACATTTAGGCAAACCAGGAGACGTATAATGGCTTATATATCAACAAACGAAGTAAAAGAAGTTCGAACTGCTCTTAAAGAGAGGTTCAAAAATAAACTAAAATTCTCAGTTAAAAGAGACCACTATTCAAGTGTTGTAGTTTCTATTATGTCGGGTGAGATAAACTTCTATGATGGAAGTTTAGACCGTGAGGACTCTTGGCACAAAGATGCCGCCAAACATATATTTGACGGTCACGAATCAATTAACGAGTATTATCCTGAAAATTACGGCAAACATGGTGCGTTATTTCAAGATATTGTTAATATTATGAAAACTGCTCCTGCTAACGCAGAGAATGGTCGTGAATGGTATGACAGGTCAGATGCAATGACTGACTATTTTGATACTGCATTTTATGTAAATTTAAGTGTCGGTAAATGGGATAAACCTTACGAATTCAAGGGAGCAAAGTGAAAAACTTGACAAATCTGAAAAATGTGTTATTATATAAGTAGGTTAAAAATGAGGGAGAGGTTATGAATAATATAAAGATTGAAAATGGGATATACAACAATACAGATATCAGTGGTGTATTTCCTTTACTTAAAGGTCTTACAAAATCCAAAGATGGTTCGTATTTTGTAAAAATCAATGTTAGTGATGCAGAGGACAAAGTTTTCAAAGGTCGTGAAGCAGTTCGAGTTAAAATTGAAAACCAAGACCAAGTTACCGAAGTTGAAGATGTTAAACTTGGTAAAAAAGTTGTTGAAACTGACGAACAAGGAATGGATAGAATTAAAGAACGTTTTGAAATTCTGGAAGAAATGACTAATGCTACTCTTGACGGTATAGTTAGGGGTATGGTTGTTACAGGACCTCCAGGAGTTGGTAAAACATACGGTGTTGAACAAGTTCTTGAAAAAGATGGTTTGTTCGATATGATGGCAGACCGACCAATGCGACATACATTTGTTAAAGGTGCCATGTCGGCACTTGGATTGTATTCTAAACTTTATGAGTATAAAGATTCTAATAATATCCTTGTTCTTGACGATTGTGATACAATTCTGTTTAATGAAGATGCCCTTAATATTCTAAAAGCGGCTCTTGACTCTTGTAAGAGAAGAAAGATTTCTTGGAATACAGATTCTCATTTATTAAGAAGAGAAGGTGTTCCTAGTACATTTGAGTTTAATGGTTCTGTTATCTTTATTACTAACTTAAAGTTTGATAATATGAGAAGTACAAAGATTAGAGACCACTTAGAGGCTATTCTTTCAAGATGTCACTATCTTGATTTGACCCTTGATACAACTCGTGATAAGTTGTTGAGAATTAAACAGATTGCCAGAGAGGGCGGATTGTTTGATACTAAGGGCTTGACTAAAGTTCAAGAACAAGAAATTATCGACTTTATGTATGAAAACAAAAATAAACTTAGAGAGATTTCTTTGAGAATGGCTCAAAAGATTGCTGACCTAAGAAACATGGATTCAAATAGATGGAAACTTCTGACTGAATCAACTTGTATGAAACGAGCAGTTTAAACTGCTCGTCTACTAATTTTAATAAGAGAGGAGTAATAAGATGGGTATATTTAATGTAGTGTGGTTTGTATTTGTTGGATGGTGGAGTGCATTGATTACAATGATACTTGCAGGAGCAATGGCTATGACAATAATTGGAATTCCAATTGCTAAGTCAATGTTTCAGTTAGCAAAATTGAATGCATTTCCTTTTGGAAAAGAAATAATTCGAGAAACTGAATTGAAAGGTAAAAGTAATGTTTCAACTGCTAGAAAAGTTGGCGGTATAATTGCTAATATTATATGGTTTCCATTTGGTATATGCCTTGCAGTTCTAAATTTAATTGCAGGAATATTTGCATTTTGTACTATAATCGGAATACCATTCGGTGTAGTATATGTAAGAATGGCGGCATTTGTTGTGTTTCCTATCGGTGCAAAAGTTGTAACAAAGAAACAAGCATTTGCATCAGCAGTTGTGAATGAAATGGGCCGAAGACTAGCCTAAGTAAAAAGTTTAACCTCCCGACGGCAGTAAGAGAAATTTTACTGCCGTTTTTTACATCTGATGCTAAAATCACTTGTATTTTGTGTCAGAATATGTTATACTAACACATATGTTGAGAAAAACGATATAATGAGCAAATGTACAATTATAATCAAGGACGAAGTAAACGTAAAGTTAGAAGGTCTTGACCCAGCAACACGCAGAAAGTGTAGTGATAAACTGAAATTTTTCTTACCACACGCCTTTCATATGCCTGCGTATAAATTAGGTAGATGGGATGGCACAGTTCGTTTCTGTGATGTCGGTGGTAGAACTTTCTTAAATTTACTAGATGATGTATTGCCTGTAATCATTGAACAAGGCTATGAAGTAGTGATTGATGATAGGCGTAAGAACGAAGAAATGGAATTTGAACTCGTTACCGAAGATTTTTGGGAAGGAGTTACTTGGCCTGAAGGACATATACACGCAGGTGAACCGATACTATTAAGAGATTATCAAGTAGAAGTGATTAATCAGTTCATATCTGCCCCACAATGTCTTCAGGAGATAGCCACCGGTGCTGGTAAGACGATTATGACTGCGACAATGAGTAAGGTAGTAGAGAAGTATGGTAGGTCAATCGTTATCGTTCCAAACAAAGACTTAGTAAGACAAACAGAAGAAGATTATAATAATTGCGAATTAGATGTTGGCGTATATTTTGGAGATAAAAAGGACATAGGAAAGACTCACACGATTTGTACTTGGCAGAGTTTGAATTCATTAATGAAGAAAACTAAGAAAGGTGAAGCAAACATCCAGGAATTTATCGAGGACGTATGTTGCGTTATTGTTGATGAAACACATCAAGCAAAAGCAGATGTGTTGAAAGATTTATTGACAAGTGTGTTTGCTAATGTGCCTATTCGGTGGGGATTGACTGGCACTATTCCAAAGAGTGATTGGGAATCTGCTAGTTTACGGAGTTCAATTGGTGATGTAGTAAACAAACTGTCAGCAAAAGAATTACAGGACCAGGGAATATTAGCAAATTGTCACGTTAATATTCTACAAACACAGGAGACTGCGAGTTATACCAATTATCAAAATGAAATGACATACTTGCTTGAAGATAAAAAGAGATTAAAGTTTATTGCTAATAGAATTAAAAATATTTCTGTAACTGGAAACACTCTTGTTCTAACGAATAGAATAAAAAACGGAAAAGAGTTACAAGAGTTAATTCCAGATGCTGAGTTTGTACAAGGTGCAATGAAGGTCGTGGATAGAAAGGATGCATACAATGACATAAACGAAGGAACAAATACAGTTACTATTGCTACTTATGGAGTGGCTTCTGTTGGAATTAACATTCCTCGTATATTTAATTTGGTATTATTAGAACCAGGCAAATCGTTTGTCAGAGTTATTCAGTCGATTGGACGTGGAGTTCGAATTGCGAAAGATAAAGATTTTGTGCAAATATGGGATGTGACCAGTAGATGTAAGTATTCAAAAAGACACTTGACACAACGAAAGAAATACTATAAAGAGGCTTCATATCCATTTACAATAGAAAAAATAGAATATTAAAGGAAAACTATGAAAATATTAACACCAGAAAACAGATGTTTCGAAATGAACAGTCTACCAGAAGAAATAGACGATATTCGATATTGTGTAATGGATGTAACTGATAAAGATGACCCAGATTTCTTTTTTATTCCGTTAGTTTTTATAGAAACATTTAGTGCGCCTAGTATGAGTATTAGTCTTGGACCATATAACATTGAAATGCCAATTGATTGGAATATTATGATTGGTGAAGCCGAACTTGGATTACTAGAATTTATTCCATTGACAAGTATCAATGAACGCAAGTTTGATACACTATTGACAAATCCATTAAAAGGGTATACAATGGATTGGCAACCTATAAAAGTTAATAATGTATTTGCAGATGTGAAATGGTTCTTTCCTAAGTTGAAATACGGACATATTCTTGCGATACCGATTGAATACGGAGATAATCCTAAATGTGCATATTTTGTAAAAGATTTAAATCGAATTCCAGACCAGATGAGTAGTTATGATTTTTTCTGATAGTAATAATGGGCATAGAGTAGTCATTGATTCATATAAGAAAGGGGATGATGCATATCAATGGTGTTCAGATAATCTTCCATTGTCAGAGTGGACAGTAGTCCAAGATGAGAATGCAGAATCGTTTTATTTTGAGGAAGAACAATATGCTCAGAATTTTTTATTAGTGTTTGGCGGAAGGTATTATAAACATGGCGGCTAAGTTACCACTAAATGATGTATTAAATGCAATTGATAGAAAAGATTTCAATTGGTATGCTAACCTTGATGCTGAGAAAAAGAAAGCATGGGGTAGTTGGTTGTTCTTGCGTTATGCGAGTTCAACTAAGGGAAAAGATAAAGAAGAATTGTTGCTTAATACAAATGAGTTTGTGAACAAACATTATGGTGATATCTATAAGTATGATGAATTAGTTTGGAAGTTATTGTGTCTGACTAGCACAGGTAAAAAACAATATCATGAGTGGATTAAACCACCAAATGCGAAAATAAAAACAGATACGATTTCACAGTTCGTATCAGAAACATATCCTACCATGAATGGTGATGAGATAGAATTGTTTCAAAAAATGAACGATGTTTCAGATTTGAAACAAATGGCAGGTGATATGGGTATGACTGATAAAGAGATTAGTGAAATTTTTGACAAAAAGAAAGCAAAAAGGAAGAAGAAAAAATAAATGTTTGAATGTCAATATTGCGAAGCGAAATTTAAGTCTGAAAGGACTATAATGATTCATGTCTGTGAACCTAAAAGACGTTATATGAATAAAGATGAAAAATATTCAAGACTGGCGTTTCATGCTTATAGTAGATTTTATGAATTAACACAAGCAGTTGGCGGAAGAACATTTGATGATTTTGCAAAAAGTAAGTTTTATTTGGGGTTTACCAAGTTTGGAATGCATATAATCAACATAAATGCAGTAAATCCTGAAGATTTCATTGACTTTGTTATACGAAATAGTGTAAAATTAGATAGATGGTGTTCAGATTCCGTATATGAAACGTATATACAAGAATTGAATAGAAAGGAATCAGCCGACAGAGCAGTAGAACGTAGTATATTGTTAATGCAAAAATGGGGAGCAGATTATGACAGACCGTTTAGTAGATTTTTTAAAGAAGTCAGTAAACCATTGGCCATACATTATATTACATCAGGACGACTTAGTCCTTGGGTCATTTTTAATTGTGACTCTGGTGCAGAACTAATTGATAGTTTTTCTGACCAAGAACTAATTATGATTAATGAGTATTTAGAACCCTCGTTCTGGACAAGAAAATTTGAAATTAGACGAGAAGATGTGCAATTTGTAAAAATGATATTAAAAAAGGCAGAAATATAATGGCAACGAAAAGAGAAACACACAAAACTGGCAATCTAGTAATACAGAAAGATCCAGATACTGGAGAACTATATTTAGAACTACCTAAGAAGACCTTAAACAAGTTAGGTTGGTCTGAAGATGATGAGTTAGAATGGATAGAGAATCCAGATGGAACTTGGCATGTAAATAAAGTGGAGAATAAAAATGAATCCCGATGATTTAGATTTAGATTTAGATTATGTAACAGGCTCATATAATGATGTCACAGTGACGTTAGATTCTAATGTGTGGGGCGACCCCGAAGAAGATAGCGACCAAGATGCATTCAAATCAATCAATGATAGATTGTCAACGATTGAAAATCGTTTATCAATTCTTGTACCAGATAAAGAGATGCTAGAGAAGTATGAAGTATTACAGGACATGTACAAGCAGTATAAGGCCGCAGAGGCTCTATTAGATGGTCCAGACCCGGAGCAAATGATATGAAGAACAGAAAATATACTTGGGATGGAGTACAAGAAGCGATTAGTTCAATTGCAATGCAAATGTTTAAAGACGAATGGCGCCCAGATTACATCGTGGGAATCACTCGAGGCGGACTTATTCCAGCAGTTCTTCTTTCACATGTTACTGATATTCCAATGCATACATTATGTGTTCAACTAGAATCTGAGGGACTAGATGCGAATACAGAATCTAATACTTGGATGGCAGAAGAGGCATTGATAGAGAAGAAAAAAATTCTAATCATTGACGATATTAATCGAGGTGGAGACGCAATAAGTTGGATTATGAATGATTGGCAACTAAGTGTTCCAGGTATTTCTTCTGGTGATGCCGTCTGGCACAATAATATAAGATTTGCATCTTTGATTGATAACCCAAATTCTAAAGTACCAATGGACTATTGTAATGACGAAATTGACCTGGACGAGGAGGGCATTTGGGTGGAGTTTCCATGGGAGAATTAATAAGACGAAATCCCAAAAGAACACAAGAAAGACTATCGAGGCTTCGTTCTATTGTCAAGCCCAAGAAACCTAAAAGACGATTTCCATCAGATTTTAATAACGAGGAATACTTAGAATGGACTTCTATTTCTTCTGACAATGTAGATTACGAAGTAACTCCATTAGTAAAAGGAGCAGGTCGTCTGGGAGAATTAGTAGATTGGTGTGATGATAATTGTAGCAAATTATATATTATAGGAAAAGCCAATAAAATATATTTTGAAGATGAAAATGATGCGGCAATGTTCGCGTTGGTATGGAAATGAATATAGTAAAAACTGATATTGACATTGATGTGATTGATAGGGAATCGTTATTGGTTCACTTCAAACATATCCCTGCGATTATTAAAAAGAAAGATGATACATATGACAAGCATAATACTGGTGTGTATTTTCAACCTATTCCGTGTGACCAGTTAACTGGATTATCATCAATTGATTACAAGGAAGCAGAAGACCGTGGATATTTCAAGTTAGACTTTCTTAACAATAGTTTGTATGAAGGTGTGCGAGATGAAGACCACCTCGACAGTCTGACAACTCAAGAACCGATATGGGATTTGTTACAACATGAGGATGTTGTTAAAAATCTAGCACATGTTCATAATCATATTAGTGTATTGAATGTTTTAAAACCAACAAACATTGTAGAATTAGCAGAAGTTCTGGCAATCATTCGACCAGCAAAAAGACATCTCTTAAACGAGAGTAAATCAAAAATTAAAAAAGAAGTTTGGGTGAAACCAACCGATGGTTCTTATTATTTTAAAAAAGCACATGCGATTGCATATGCAGTAAGTATTGTTGTACAACTTAATCTATTTTGCGAACAAGTTGAACAGAACGCCGTTTAATTCTCTTTTGAATAATATTCATCAAACTCGTTTCTGGTCCCCATAGCACTTCACAATCTTTTGAATTCATATTTAGAATACATCCTCTGAATGGCTCTATCTGTGTTTTTAGAAATAGATTTATAGGAATTAATCTGTTCGATTCCCACCACCATTGTTCACCAAGTTCTATGAAATGTTTTCTTGCTTCCGCATCATTAATCATTTCAAAGTTATACATTGATGTTATTGTGGAGTCGCTGTTGATGATGATTCCAAGGTATTCTGTATATTCTTTTTTGTTTCCATATTTAACACAGGAAAAGAAAGGATAGTTATCTTGTAGCCATTGTATCTTATCTTCGTCTATCATAGAACATATTTATCATTCCAAGAATTCATCCCCTGGAAGATAAATACTACTATGATAAATTTTAACTTATACCAATACCAACGAGAAATAGAAGTTGTTGTCTTGGACGCTGACAACAATACAACTATGACTCAATACCTGGGGAATATGCCAATGTATGATAACGCACACAAACTACATAAGGGTATCGACAATACTCTTAGATTTAAATTTAGGGATACAGATAGAAAATCTATAGACCTTACAAATAAAACTGTTATATGGAAAATGTATGACAGAGAATCGAGAGAAAATGTTCTGTTTCGATATTTGACAGTAACGAATGCAACTAAAGGGATGGCAATGTTAGAAATTCCAACGTCAGACACTATCTTACTTCCAGAAGGATTTTATCAGTTCGCAATGTACACAGTCGAAGACGGCGTAGAGCAAATAATCTACACAGACACAAATGACAATGCTCATGGTGTTCTTGAAGTATTGGATGATGTTTATCCTGAGTTCGAAAACTCACAGGAAACAGCAACATTCTTTGATGATGGTGCTAGATTTATCTCAACAGTATTTGATGGTGCTGGTAACACTATTAAATCAAAATCAATACATACATTTGCTGTATATTATAACGGATTTACAGGAGTTATAAAAATAGAAGGCGACTTGAGTGAGCAACCTAGTACAGCAGATAGCGATTGGTTTGATTTAACTCCAAGACTTATGTATGACCCAGACATCACAATCAATAACGAAACTGGAGTTCAAGGATATGTCGTACAAGCCAACGTTAATTGGATGAGAGTTACACATCTTAATACAGCAACTGGCACTGTAGATAAAATTATGATGAGAAACTAATCACATAATCACTTGACTTTTTGCTTCCATTATAGTATTATAACTGTATGGAACTTCAACAAACGGTTTATCAATTCATTCCCGGTAAGACAAGACAGAGTTCAGGCGGTTGGCTGAGTTTTAATTGTCCGTGCTGTATCGACCAGGGAGAATCTCGTGGCGACACGAGAATGAGGGGTGGATTAAAGACTGAGGGCGACCTCATGTCATATCATTGCTTTAATTGTGGTATTACAGCATCTCACAGAAAAGGGCACGTCATAAACAAGAATTTTGTTAAGTTTATGAGATTATTAGGTGTTGCTGAAAGTGAAATAAAAAGATTACAGATTGAAAGTATCCGAGATAAAGAATTATCTGAGGGTCCGTGGGTATTTACATCAAAAACTCAAACGACAAGAATTCCATCGTTTGTAGATATGAAACTGCCAGAGAGTTCAGAATTGTTAGATGATATAATAAATAAAGAATCTCCCCCGGAAGGTGCGATTATGGCTGCTAAATACCTTTTAGACAGAGGTTTATATGACTTTGTAGATACATACTGGAGTAATTCATTTGGATTTAAGAATCGTATTATATTTCCGTTTATCCAAGGTGACAGAGTTGTAGGTTATACAGGAAGAGATTTTACAGGTAAGTCAGAATCTAAATATATGACGAAACAACCAAAGAATTTTTTATATAATTCTGATAAGATAAGGGAAGATAAAGAGTTTTTAATTGTAGTTGAAGGAACGATTGATGCGGCAGTATTAGATTGTGTTGCGATAATGAGCAACGAAGCATCACAAAAACAAATTGATTATATTAATCAGTTTAAAGGGGAAGTAATTGTGTGTCCTGATAAAGATAGTGCAGGAAAGAAACTAATATATCAGGCACAAGAAAATGGTTGGAGTGTTTCATTTCCAATCTGGGAAGAACATATTAAAGATGCGGCAGATTCAGTAAAAGAATATGGAAAATTGTATACGTTAAAATCAATTGTTGATGGCCGTATAAGTAATAAAACGAAAATAAGTGTGAAAACACGTATAATGTAACGTAATCAAAACTCAAGGTAGCGGGTGACCCAAACGACCGCACTAAAAAGCGTAGGAGAAATAATGGAAAAAGATATAGATATAGACACTAAACAGAATATAATACCAGAACCTAAAGAAATGCCAGAGGCACCACCACCGCCACCGATGCCGATGCCGCCGGTTCCACCAAAACCACCAGGCGAGTTTTTAAGGGATAATGGTATCTTGCACATGGATAAAGAATTTAATCAGGAAAATTGTATGCCATTAGTTAAGATGATTATGGAGTATAATTTAATGCCAGAAAAAGAGGCACCAGAAATTATTCATTTGTATATTAATAGTCCAGGTGGATTCGTAGACAGTTGTATGCATCTTATTGATGTAGTAAAACAATCACGAATTCCGGTGTATACATACGGAATGGGTTCAATTGCATCGTGTGGTGTTATGCTTATGATGGCTGGTAAGAAAGGACATCGTTATCTAACACAAAATACAGCAGTGATGTCGCATGAATTTAGTGGTGGAACTCGTGGTCAATATCACGATATGCTAGATGCTCAGGCACATATGGAATGGACTAATAAAAAGTTAATGGAACATTATATGAAATGTACAGGAAAGAAACAAGCATATATTCGTAAACATATGTTAGCACCAAAAACAGACCATTGGTTGACTCCAGAAGATGCAGTCAAGCACGGTATTGCAGATAAAATAGTTGAAACATATTAGTATTGACAAAATGGTAATAATTTTGTATAATACAGTAATAACTCTAGAGAACTAAATGTCAGAAGTCAAAAATTATTCCGCAGATATGCAGAAATTATTCGTTCAGTTTATGCTGACCGACCCCCAGTTATTCACTAGAATCATGGGAATTGTGGATGACCGTCACTTTGACAGAGAAGTTCGAGATGTTGTAAAATTTCTTATTTCGTATAGTAATGAATATCAGACTATGCCATCAGTTGAGCAGATAAAAGCAGAAACTGGGCAGGTAATAGAGTTACTTGATAGTATAGAACAACATAGTGACTGGTTTATAGATGAGTTTGAAACATTTTGCAGGCACAAGGCAATCGAACGAGCAATCGTTAATAGTGCAGATTTACTTGAAGAAGGTAAATATGGCGAAGTAGAAACAACAATCAAAGATGCAGTTCAAATAGGATTGACGAGGTCATTGGGTACAGATTATTTTGATGACCCAAGAAAAAGACTTGAACATTTAAAGGAGAACAATGGACAAGTTACTACAGGTTGGAAAGATTTAGATGATAAACTTTATGGTGGTATTAATCGAGGTGAAGTAACTATTTTCGCTGGTGGTTCGGGTTCAGGCAAATCATTATTCATACAGAATTTGTGTTTGAATTGGGTACAGATGGGAATGAATGTCGTTTATGTTACCTTAGAATTATCGGAAGAGTTGTCGGCAATGCGTATTGACGCAATGGTAACTGACCGTAGCACCAGACGTATTTTTAAAGAACTCGATGATGTTGAATTACAAGTTAGAACAGTTGGTAAGAAATCTGGAATGCTTAGAATTAAATATATGTCATCAGGTTCAACGATTAATGATATACGTTCGTACTTGAAAGAACTTCAAATCGTTACAGGCAAAGTAGTTGATTGTGTATGTATCGATTATCTAGACCTTGTCATGCCAGCGACTAAGAAGGTTAATCCTGGCGATTTGTTTATTAAAGATAAGTATGTCACAGAAGAAATGCGTAACTTTTCTATGGAAACACAGACAGTATTTGTTACAGCATCACAATTAAATCGTTCAGCAGTAGAAGAAATTGAGTTTGACCACTCTCATATTGCTGGTGGTATCTCTAAAATTCAAACTGCTGACAATGTTATCGGCATCTTTACAAGTAACGCAATGAGAGAACGAGGCCAATATCAACTCCAATTATTGAAAACACGAAGTTCAAGTGGTGTTGGTTCTAAAATAAATCTAGTATTTGATAGAGATAGTCTAAGAATTAGTGATTCAGATTTAGATGATGACGATTTAGCAGTCGGAACTCAAGATTCACAAACTTCAAAGGTGATGGATACATTAAAAAGAAAAAGTACCATAACAGACTCTATTGATACTACATCTGCTATTCCACCAGAGAAATCAGAGTCAGCCATCAACCTTCGGGCTATGGTAAAGTCAAAAAAGTCCAATCCATTTGATGATAATTGATAAATACTGATAACGGAGAAATTATCTCTTGGAGAACAATTTTATGACTAGAAAACCTCGTAGAAGTCTATTTGAAGAGTTAAACTCAATGGCGATTTCTAAAAATGAGCCAGAAAGATTTGTCGAACAAAAAGGCGAACATATAATTTCTGGCGCAATAAATTTAATTGAATTCATACATCGTGAATTTGATGAGGAAGTTGCATTAGATTTAACTAAACGTCTTGTTAATAGCATACGTAGTGGTGACATGAGAAAGTTCAAACGAGGAATAACTCATGCGAAACGAAAAAATGACACTTGAGCAACAGTTAAAAGAATTAAAAGTTCTTGCAGGCATCTATAAACCATATAAAGTGAAAGATGAACCACAAGAAAACATTTCTTATATAGGAACTGCAAAATCTAAGTATCAAAAGAAGCATAAAATAGAACCAGGAACAGATGATTGGTTTAGACTTTGGTTTGCTCGTCCCAGATTAACAGGCGAGTCTCCATACGGCAAGGAATGATATGAAGATTAAAGAACTTAATTTATGGAAAGGTCGAGAACGTAGATTCAGAGGACCTAGAAAACCTCGTAATGTACAAATTGGCTTTCATAAGAGAATGAAAGAACTTATTGACGCCGCTATTAAAGAGGCAGATAATGGAGCAAGAATTCAACATTTAGAAGACTTGGTCATATGGCACGGCTCTGAAGGTGGTAAAAAATCAATTCAAAAACTACATCAAGTAGAATCTTCACCAAAATCAATTAGTATCAAATGGGATGGCTCACCAGCCGTTATCTTTGGTAGAAATGCAAATGGAGAATTTGTATTAACCGATAAAAGTGGATTTACTGCAAAAGGTTATAACGGAAAAGTTACAAGTGGCGATGATTTAGAGAAAATGTTTCTAGGTAGAGCCAAAGGCGAGATAGATGATAGTAGACGAGATTTTGCATCAAAGATGAAGAACATATGGAACACTGTAGAAAGTGTTATACCTGACGACTTTAGAGGATACTTACATGGTGATTTATTGTGGTTCTCTACTCCACTGTCAAAAAATGGCAGACTTACATTCAAGCCAAACGTAACTACATATTCAGTAGATGCTAAAAGTGACATTGGTCAAAAGATAACAAATTATGATGTCGGTATTGTAGTACATCAGTCTATTGATTTAGAAGGAAATAAAAACAAAGTAGATATGGGACAACTTAGAGATGGTAAAACATTTATTATGCCACCAGTATACGTTACTCAATCTCCTGGCGTTGACCTTCCAGAAGTAGACAGATTAGAAAATTATTTAACAGCAAATGCCAAATCAATTGATACATTACTAGCAGTACCGCCCGAATTAAAAATGGCAGACTTTGGTAATATTCTTTACACTTATATTAATAATAGTGTAAAAGCGGGCAACCTAGACAAACTAGGAACAAATTTTAGTCAATGGGTTGAGACCTCAAAATTAAGTGGACCTAAGAAAGAACGAGTGGTTCAATGGATTCAACAAAACAGTGATGGCTTTGAAGCAATATTTACATTCATCAAAGGTGTTATGACTACAAAGAATAAGATTATAAAAACGTTAGATTCTCAACCAGCAGACATAGAAGCCAATACGAATGGTGAGAAAGGTGGAGAAGGATACGTAATAGATAAAGACGTGAAACTTGTAAATAGAGCAGGATTTACAGCGGCGAATATGAGGCAAGAGAGATAACCAGTATCACTTAATTAGTGCAAGTAATTATAGGAGAACTTGGATGGGCAAAAGAGCAGTACCATTCGTAGAAATAAAAAGAAATGCGAATACCCGTAAAGCAACAGCATCTAAGAAACATATGAGTCACGGTTCATTTAGATGTGTAAGACATCCCAACAGTAAAAGATGTAGAAACGGAAGTACCAAGTAAGATAAATACTATTATAATTGAGAAATGAGGGGAGAGTTATGTTTAAGGAGTCTAAAGAACACCTTATTAACAACGATATGACTTATTGGGAACATTTTATCTTTGCATTTATGTTTATGATAGAGTGTTTAAAGATGGTTTTAGCATTAATAGTACATATGGTTGTACCAGGATTTTTTACTACATATTCAAGTAAAAAAACTCTTGAAAATGCAAAAATGTTAGAAGAAATGGAAAGAAATTAAATGGAACAATATAGAGAAAAGTTAGAACTTGTAAATACATTGTCTGAAAGTAGATTATTCAGAACTAAAAAGATGGCGAATGATGTCAATATAGATGATGCGGCTGATTTAGTTTTTGTTCACTTTCTTGTATTGAATATATTTAATAAAGATTATGATTTTGCCCCATTGGCGAATGACATAGCATCACGCACTATGGTTTATAGAAATTTTGATTATTTCAGAACAAATGGAACGGATATGTATATGGCTCTTAATCGTTTGATGGGTAAAGATAATGATATCGGTGATGATGAAAAAGATGAGATAGCAAAAGAAAGACTTTCATTATATAAAGCCGATATTTTGAGATTTCTACTTCATTATTCAAACAATAGAAGCGATTCGTCATTTGAGCAAAGATATTTGTTACGTTATCAAAGAAATCTTAACGTTCAAGACGGCATGTTAAAATCAGTTCGTAGACTAGTTGGAGATTGGGATAATTTAAGTCAAAATCAGAGAGCATTGGTAGTAACACGTCTGGTTCAATGGTTCCGTAGAAAGGCAAGACTTGCAGAAATTCTACCAGCACTTCTAAAATTACAAAAACGTGGTAATTATTCGGTTGACGACAAAAAAGATGATAAGAAAAAGATGTGGGACAATCCAATAGTACAAACCGGCGCATTTATTGCCGCCCACCAAGCAGGTAAAGCCGCAGGTAAAAGATTAGGGCGAACAACCTATACTACAAAGAGAGAATATGGTCATAAATTCGCTGATAGATATAAAAGAGATTAATTAAATTTAATTAATTAAAGAGGGGACAAATTGTCCTCTTTTTTAGTTTTGCTTGAAGATAAATAACATACTGAAGAAGATAAATACAATTAGAAATTAATTTTATTTGAGGAGATTCTATGGCTGATAAAGAACCAAGATTAGCACATCTAGAAGCAGAGAGTTTGGAAACTCACGTGGCTGTATGCTACGAGAGATACCATCACTTTAATAAGTCATTGCTAGATATTAATACCAAGATTGACAAGAACGAAAAAGAGATGGATAAAGGCTTTACTGAAGTAAAGAGAATGTTGATATGGACAGCATCAACTTTGTTTTCTACTATGTTGATTGCCATATTTGCACAGATGTTTAACCTCTTATAAGAGAAACAAAATGTTATTTAATGAACTTGCCCAGGAAGAGATATACGAAGCAAAGTTAGTATATGCTAGAAAGGGAAGAACGATTATTCGTAAATATAGATGTGGTTCTGGAAGACTTAAGGGTAAAACAGTATCAACACCTGGCGCATGTTTTAAACCAGTTAATATGAAGAAACGTTTCACATTAGCAAGAACAAAAGCAAAAATGGGTGCAAGAATGAAACGTAAGTCTAAGATGACTCGTAGAATGAATCCAGCCAGTAAAAGATTAAAAACTCTAAATAGAAGATAACGGAGAATATAATGTCATTAAAAGATAAAATAGAAAAAACAATGTATGCTGAAGGTATGGATGATAGAATTCAGGATATTGCTAATCTTATTGGTGCTTCAGTAGAAGGCGTACAGAAAAGACTAAAAACATTGACATTTTCTGATTATATTTTTGTGATGAATGCAGTAGACAATAAAGACAAACTCTCTATTGAACGTCTTCTGGGATTGGTACATTCTCCCATTGATGACGTTGAAGAAGGTGCAGAGATGCATATTTCTCCAGACATAGCAAGAGCAAAAACACTTCAACACACACTTCCGAGTTTAGACAGAGAAAAATACGAACCACGTGATGGGCTTGAAGGACCAATTATGACAAAATCAGGCAAAGTAGTGTACTACGACCCGATAGAAGGCAGTTACTACGATCCAGACACAGATATCTACTTAACATATGAAGAATGGAAAGAATTAAGCGAAGCATATAGTACAGGTTCACAAGGTCCTGATGACGAAGGCGGGGACGCATATGTAGATGTAGATGCAGAAGTAGACGAACCGGTGGGAGCAACAGCACCTATGGATAATGCGACAATGGGTAAAGTCAAAGCGGCAAGAATTCAATCAATGCAACGTCTTGGAAGAGACAACTTAGGCGGAGCAACAGCGGCACAGGCAGCAGATGCAATGGACAAAGCAGAACAGGGCAAACCATTGACTCCTATTCAGCGTAAGGCTATGGCATATCAAGCACAGAATTTAGACAGTCTGGCAGGAAGTCCAGATACTAGAATACAGTTTAGAAATTTACTTAATAGATTAAGAAAACAACAACAAAGACTACAGCAAGAGCAAGAATGAAATTAAAAGAGATATTAGGTGGGTTATACGTAATGATTACAGAGGAAGAAGAAGATTTGATAACCAAATACTTCTCCGAGGGAGATTATGTGAATGAATCGCAACTGTCAGGTAGAGAAATGAGACTGGCAGAGGGATTATCACACAAAGGTGTGTTAGTTCCTACTTTACGAGGATATAAAACTGTTTAAACAACTAGGAGTCTCAAATGTCTGCACCAACCAAAAA